ACGGGATAACAGGACTGCTGCTTCGTATGCCACTTCTTCTAATGTGATGGAGTTCCGCTGGCGTTCCTTCAGAGCCGAGATGCCTACATAATGAGCATCCCAGTTCAGCAATTTTTCTACACTTTTCTTTTTCGGCTTTTGTGGGCATTTAAGTGTTGGCATTATCTACGCTGGCTTGTTCCAATTTTTCTGCTGATTCTGCAATATCTACCGCAATTTCCATCATTAACACTTTATCATTTTTAGCTAGTGCGGTATCGTACATTTTGCACAATAGTTTTAGAATTAAAAATTCTTCGGTAAGTCTTAAGGTCATTTCATTATCCGATCTTGGTTACGGTTTGATACTTCTAAAGTTTGCCATGTAGCGTGTCTAAGTCTTGCAGCTTCTAATTCCCATTTTAGCTTTTCAGCGTTCTCAGTAGCCGTTCCTATAGCTTTACATAGGTCTTGGTATTCCTGACAAGCATAGGCTTCTCGTTCTTGCGCCCCTATTGTCTGTTCGCCTGATTTCTGCATCATAATGGCCTTTAAACTGCTTTTAAAAGTTTCCAATTGTGCTAACTCACCTTTGGCGGCTGCGTATTTACCAGCGTTTTCAAGAATAAAATCTATACATTTATTAGGGTCTATCTCTCTCATTTTCCTAGTCTTTTCTTTATCAGCATTTTCATGCGTTCTTGGTCTTTTTCTTGTACAAGTAACCGTACAACTTCATCCCAACCCCGTCTTTTAGCTACGCCAATGTACCAATCAACAAGGTATTCTTCATGCTTGTTCTTCAATTTGCTTTATCTTTTGACTGATCCTTGCTCTCCATTGCTGCCAACCTTCTCCTGCATACGCCTGACAGCCAACTTCCTGCGCTTTAGCTTTTGTTAGTTCTTCGCTGGAATACCAAGGCAATTCGGGTTTCTTAACTTTTTTAACTTCCATATCCAGTTCATCTTCCCATCGGCCTTGATTTAGCCAAGTGGCAGGATGCGGAATAAAGTCTTTTTCTGTCTGCTTTAGCTTCCAGTATTCAATGTGTGTAGCAAGAGCGTTAAACGCATCTTCTTGTTCGTTATGGGTAAGCCTATCCCAAGACTTCTCTGCTGCCCTACGGCCTTGTTTACGAGGATATAGGCTATAAAATTCAGCAAAGTTCATTTTCCTATTGCCTTTTTTATTATTGCCCTTGACCTTTCTAAAAGCCGATTTATCTCCATTGGATAAACACGCTCATTTTCACGCCAAATTTCTAATATTTCTTCATCGGTTAAGTCTTTTATCATTACGCTTGCACCACTATCCACAATGTGTGGTGGCGATGTATTAATGGTAAATGAACCGTTCTTTTCGGCAATGATCCGATCTTCAGTAGTAAAAGTAGTCATTTTTTCTTAGCGTACCTAGGTATGTTGATCCGTTCAAAACAGGCAGTACATTTCCACCTGTTGATTTTTCCAGCTTTAATCATCTTGCCGTAGTCTGCTGGGCGCATAACTTGACAACTAGTGCAGTATCGTTTTTCAGTCATGATTTACCCAAAAATATAAGATTGCAGCAAGTACCATCAGGGTTGCAAATATAGCAAATACCCCAATGGCAAACACAATCATTACGGTTTCAATCATATGGAAAAGGCGAACATTGCGCCAAAAATTGCACCAAATATGCAAGCACCTAATAAATCTTTCATGTCTATCTCACCTTTAAAGGTAGCCCCCGTAGGGGCTGGTTAATTAAACTTGGTAAAAACTCATGCCGTAAATTTTTGCCAAATTGGTCATAAATGGCAATTCTTCGGAAAAATATTTTTTCTCTGCCAAATCAATAGCTTCATCGTAACTGTTAGCTATTACATTTGTTTCATAAGTTACAAACTCATGATTTGGATAAAAATTGCCTGAACCGTGAACAATTTGGATGGTGTATGTAGTAGTCATTTGATGCTCCTTTTTCTATCTCACTCGTTATTGAGTAACACCAGTTTAGTTAAGATAACTTAACAATGCAACATTTATTTATTAGGTGTTTTCCCCTAGTGTTGTTTTTTAGTCATAGGTTGCCCAAAGGTGATAAGCCTTCATCCATTCAAGAAGTTGATCTTGAACTAATGCTTCCTAAGATAATGTTCAATCGTTATAGGTCTTGTCTCACCATTGTTCCTATAACTTGTGTAGTACCCATTTAAGTCTACGGGGCTTGCTGTCAGGTGTAAACCAGCCCATGTTCTATTCCACGCCACCCAGTTAGGTGCTTAATATCGTTTGGAGTACGAAGCAGAAATAGAAAAACCCCTTTGGGTTGCTCTAAGGTGAAGTTGCTTACAAAATGGGTCGGTAGTCATTTGGTAAACACTCAGAACAACCCAAAAGGGTCTTGGTCACCAACCTAGTTATCCGCAGACTTCACTCCGCTTACTGGTAGTGTACTACAAATTAATCCAACTCAGGCCAAATAAGTTTGTAAGTATGGGGAAACAGCGATTTACGGGTAATTAAGCCATGCGATTCTTTCTCCAATGTCGCAGCCAAAAAGATCAACTTATCGTGCGGTATTTCCCCGTTCTGCCACATAGATACGGCTGGTACAGATACTCCGACCAGCTTAGATATACGGGTTGGGCCACCTAAAAGTTTAATTATTGCAGTTGCGTTCATGTAAGGTATCTTAACTTATTTACAACACTTTTGCAAATAAACGCTTGACTATGGGTTTAAGTTAGCTTAATATGGTCTTACCCTACTTAGGGTGATAACTGCCCTAGTTAGGGTGAAATAGAAAGGTAAATATGAGTGATTATGACCAGCAGTTAGCAGACCAAGTTCAAATGGAATTTGAGTTAGATGAAGCATTTAAAGACTTGGAAGATGGTGTATTTCTTACCGAGCGTCAAATAAGCCTGTTGCGCCATTGCTGCGGCTTTCCTGTAAAACACAAACCAAACCAAGTTATCAAAGCCGTATTCGATGACTTCGGTACAACCTTTGGAGTAAATAAATGATTATTACTGATACGCAAAAAGATTTTAAGATTGCCCCTGCTGGCTTACATATGGCACGGCTATATAGCATTATTGATTTAGGCCACCAAGCTACCGAATGGGCTGGCGAAACCAAGATAATGCACAAGGTTGTGTTTACTTGGGAACTGCACGGTGACGATGACGCAGGACTTCCATTAAAAACAGACGATGGAAAGCCCTTAATCGTGTCCAAGCGATATACCGTTAGTTTAGGCGATCAAGCCCGTTTACGGCAAGATTTAGAAAGCTGGTCAAACAAAAAGATGACTGCGGAAGATCGCAAGAACTTTGACCTTAAAGGCTTACTAGGTAAGTTCTGCATGGTCAATATTACGCATAGTGAAGATGGAAAATACGCCAACATTAGCGGTATTAGCCCTGTTCCTAGCGCCTTGCGTAACGCCCAGCCTGACGGCATTAACCCAACTAATCACTTTTGGCTGGCTGAATTTGACCAATCTAAGTACGATGCGCTGCCTAAGTATTACAAAGAAAAGATTACCGAATCTTCTGAATGGCGTGGCAATAAGCAGCGTTTAGCTGATGCGCCAAAGATTGTTGACGATGATTTATCTGATATTCCTTTTTAATTTAAAATGGGTATAATGGCGTAAAGGAGTAAGCCATGAAAACTTGTTTTAAATGCAATACCGTTCAGCCATTAACTGAATTTTATAAACATCATGCGATGGCTGACGGGTTTTTAAATAAATGTAAAAGTTGCAGTAAAAAAGATGCATCCCAGCATCGCAACAACAACATTGAAAAGGTGCGAGAGTATGACCGAATCCGTGCAAGTACCCCTAACAGAAGAAAGGCGGCAACTGCAATTAGTAAGGCTTGGCGGCAAGAAGATAAAAGACGGATGCAATGCCACAATGCCGTTGCTAGAGCAATTAGATCAGGCGAACTTGTCCGTCAAAATTGTGAAAGATGCGGAAACGAGAACAGTCTTGCACACCATGAAGATTACGACAAACCCCTTATGGTCAATTGGCTATGTCAGCCTTGCCATAAACAACGACACAAGGAAATAAATAAATCATGAAAAAATTATTTGTAGGTGTTTGGCTTTCAATGGTAGCCACTTTGGTATATGCAAATTGCACTACGCATACCATTAACTCAGGTGGTCGTTTTATGACTTGTACAACTTGTTGCTATAACGGCAACTGCAAC